CTCAATATCTTCCATCTTACGCAGTTCGGCAGCAGCGATGGAGTCTTCCAGAGCCAGAGTACCATACCCACGAACACCTTGTACATCACGCGGATATACAGCAGTGAATTGCTCGAAGTGAGGAATCGAGAATACGTGGGTCTTACGATTGCGGTCTTGTACAGTCTGACCACGAGTACCACGCAGGGTATCTACCACCAGCTTACCGTTGATGAATTGCTCTTCAAACTGAACAGAGTGAGTGGAGCTGAATTCATCTTGGAACAGACCAAGCGAGGAGATGGTGTATTGGGTGGTTGGCAAGCGCAGCAGGTCACTGGTGACATCCTGCATTTCATAAAAATTAGTACCGGAACGAACAGTCATTATTTATTCTCCTTATTATATTAGATTACAGCGTTGCCAACTTCGGATACGCGAATAACGCCTTTGGCAGCCAGAGCAGCCATAGCAGCAGTTTTGTCGGCGGCGGTGGCGTAGGAAGCGTCGTACACCAGACCTTGCTCGTTTACTTCATACTTACCACGCACCAGTACCAGAACGGTAACATCGGTGTTAGCAGGGATAGTGATAGTGCCTACGGCTGGTTGACCCAGAGCATCACCAGCAAAAATACCGGAAGCTACTTCGCTACCATCAGCAGCAGCTTTCTTAGCTACTTTAGCTTTACCGGTGGCGGTGACAGTACCAAGCACTTGGCCGAGCTGGTAAACGGTGTCTACAGTTTCACGAACAACCACTTTGTCGAAAAACAGAGTTTGGTTTTCAGTGTCATTACGCTTGAATACGGTGCTGAAACGCTTGCCGTTATCAGTAAAAGTTACAGGCATTTTAATTCCTCCAATTATTTAACAGGATAATATTTTTGATCAATCTGCTTTTGCAGGGCAGATTTCTCTACTACATCAGCTTCAGCACTAAACCCTTTTTCTTTGAAGGAATTGCTTTCTGCTTCTTTTTCCACAGCACTGGTGACAGATGCTAGAATTACGCTAAACTGTTCGTCACTCATGTCTTTGGTAACTTCAAACAAACTGGTTGCTTGTTCAGTACCTACCGCATCACACAGTTTTGCTTTACGGTCTGCAACAATAGCTTCTTGTTTTTGTTTTACCATTTCAGCAAGCATTGCATCTTTCTCTTTCAGCGAAGCTTCCAGAGTGGTGCGAGCAGCTTCAGCAGCTTCCAACACAGTTTTCATTTCCTCAAACTGAGCTGTGAGTGCAGAAAGTTCTGCCTGAATGGCTGACGCATCCAGTTTCACTTCTAGGGTTGTTTCAGCCATTTCGGCTCCTTTCGTTTCAACAACATCAACAGCCTGAGCTTCCGCTTTTTGACTGCGTTTAAACAAACCACTTAACATGGTGTTATTTCCTTTCTTCTTTCCCTCTACAACATCTGCAAGATAGGTATAGAAGGATTCATGATTCATCACTTTATCCCCCAAACCGAGCTTGACACTTGTTTCGGCATCAAATACACTTGCTTTTGTAGAGCGGACAGCTTCCGTGGAGAGGGAACGCATTTCTGCGACATAAGAAACAAACTTGGTATAAAGAGCATCCACTTTGTTTTGGATATCTTCAATGAACTCTTTTCGGAACTCACCATTTGCCGCAAACGGGATTTTGTTATCGCCTGCATAAACAAACGATCGTTCAATACCTTCTTTTTCCAACATCTTACTATCGTTCATCAGGCGAACAACAACACCAACGCTCCCAGATTCTGCATCAGGGTGGAGGATGATTTCATGTGCAGCAGATGCCAAACCATACGCAGCAGAGGCGGCAGTGCCATCAACGTATGCAAGCAAAGTGACATCGTTGTCATCTGCCATCTTACGGAGCTGCCTGCCTGTATCCATCATGGCATAAGCTTCACCACCGCCACTATCAATATTCAGGACAATGACCGAAGCACCTTCATCAATCAATTGTCTTTGTTGATCAATAATTGAAGTGTATGAAGTACCACCACAAAGCATTTCCATGCCTGTTGGTTTATACGTCAAAGCACCCTCAATGTTGATGATACCAACACCAGTGTCTGCGTAATATTCTGCGGACTCATGTTGGATAGTGTCATCCTCGCCAATGTCTGCTGTTTTATTTTCTTTTCGTTCTTGCAAGTAGGTACATACTGCATCAAATGCTGAATGAGACATTAGATGAGGAGTATCAAGCAAGCTCTTATACATTCTCAAAGCTTTTCCCATTAAACATTCTCCGAATTACTTACACTGTTATCATTACCAGCTACACTATTACTTGTACCATTCAACCCACCAGAACCAGAAGCCATTCCGTCACCGGCTCTGCTTCCACCACCAAAGAACTCTAGCTCATCAACATCTGTGTCTTTTGGTAGTTCAGGAATGCGTTGTACTCTTCGCCAGAAGTTCACTTGATCAAGGTCTTTCACCAACAAACCAACAGAGGCAGCACGCTGACCATATTTGCTCAGTTCGTCTAGACTTGGTTCATCGAAGTCGCTATACTCAAATGTAGGAAGAACAGATGTATCCCAACCGTTACGGACAAACGTGTGTTTGATAAGATCGTTATTCAACACATCACGAATTTCACGTAGGCGATAATCCAGCATCAAAGCTGTCAGCGAGGTTTTAGCATCAGCAAGAGAGAACGAACCTTGACCATTACTACCAAGGGCAAGAATATCTGCACCAAGGCACATCAAGATTTGGGAGTTGATGCGATTGATAGTGGCTTCGATTTGTTGCTTACCACCACCATCAGATGTCAGCAGCTCAATGTCAAACAGCTTTTGTTTTGTATGCTCATCAACATCACTAGGCCACACCAAACCTGCTTGTGCATTTTGATGGAAGTTGGCTGCAATGCTCTTGAACATTTCAAACAATGCTTTTTGGTCAGCTCGTGCTGTGTCCGACATATAGGACGAAGGCATTGTTAGCTTAGGAATACCCTCAAGATCACGAGCAGCGGCAATGGCTTGAATCTTCTCAAGCTCTTTGCGATAACGCCACAAAATCCAAATTGCCTTAAGAGGGCTGTTGCCGGAGGGGTCGCCTAAACGACTGTCGGCTGTGAAGAGCAAAAAGTCTTCACGGGGAATTGTAATTTCAGACTCAAGCACCTTAGACAAATAGGAGTGGTATGTATTATCTTGTGTGAGATTGCATGTGCTTTGCACAACGCTCTCCACTTTCCTATCTGCATTGCTGTAATTCCATTTGAGAATTGTAGACTGATTACGAACGGCTAGTTTCTTCCAACCAATCAGTCCGTCATTATATCTACTACCTTTCCGTTTCAAGCGTCGCTTAAACACTTTCTCATGTACAGAAAAGCCGTAAGGAATATAATAACTCAATTCTGAAATGAAAGACCACCAACTCTCATCCATGTCATCCATGCAGGACTGAATGAATTTAGCGCGTTCTTTCAATTTATCATCAGCATCAGGAGGAGCTACAACGTCCCATTTCACTCGCGTCAACATTTGCCGTTGGAAATTAATACCTGTGGCAATTGTTGTATCATTGAGCATTTCCTTCACTTCTTTAATAAAGTAAGGATAACGGAGTTTGGTATTAGCCTCTTCCAGAATAATACCGGAAATAGTGCGAATACCTGTGTAGCCCACTTCTGAAAGTGATTCTCGTGGAATTACAGTGTCAGGGTCTTGCGTCAATAAGTCTTTATTCAAGGCTTCCACGCAATCTCCTTTTACGTCTTTATGACGTTTCTTATTAAAGAATACATAAATTATAACACAATGTTTATGGTTTTGTCAAGCTATATTTATAATAACAAGACAATTAGAAAGGCATACTACTCACTCTGCTTAAATCTGGCACTGCAAAGTTGCCAAGAATGGAAGAACGAGCTATAGTATTGAAGGCATCAGAAGATGCATCCACCATCATTTATATTAAACAAGAGGCGCTACTTCTTGCCCATTCACTAGGAATGCTGTATATCACTATACAGATTGGATCATATCTTCACACATATAGTGTGCCTACCATTTCGAGTGCGCTTGCACCCTACTCCCGTACACTCATCGGGGATGATCTCTACACGTTGCACCAAAATGGTGCCTTCGCTCGGTATTGTCTTGTTTAACAAACAAGGGTTCCACCGAATTAGATAGGTTTAGCGACGACTTGGTGTATGTATATGCCCCATCGTCGTGACTCTTCTGTTCTCTACCACCACCAATGAAATTCTCAAGCTCATCGAAGTAATGATCGTTCCAATCACCACGAAGAATTTTCACTTGACCATTTTCACACATGGAGGCAAAAGGAAGAAATCGTTGCAGTTTACCTGAATGCCCACTCACTTTAGCTGTACGTGCAGCAATACCATGTTCAGCAAGACTTCGTATCATGAAGGCATGGAAGCCAACACCACCAGCACCTGCATCACGTGGAATTACCACTTGTACACCATCACCATCAACAAAGGCTTGATTAATGACAGCTTGCAACACTTCATTGCTTGTACGTCTAAAGCGAACAACATCCTCTACATAATACGTACCCATCCTATCACGAGAAATGAGAACACCTGCTGTCCAGTCAGGATCACGGTTGACAGAGGAAGCCGTAGGCTCAGGAGAAGCAGCCAAGTCCCATGCTCTCACACGAGAAACAATTTGAACATCAGGAGGGATGTAGTCAATGACATCCCCCACCCAATCACGTTTCCAATACTTATCTGCATCAGCAGAAGCATACCAAGAGCCGTAATATAGACGTAGCTTGTCTACACGGTTCATGTTCTTCAGACGATTGATGTAGTCTGGGTTACGCTTCTTGATAATGGGGTTGTCTTCCACTGTTGCAGGATGGAAGGCATAAGTCATCGGAATTACAGAAGGATATTTCTCCAACATCTCTTCTGCTGTGTCAGCAAACACCAAGTCACCGGCATATTCTGCGTAATAACGTTGTTTTGGTGCAAGAGAGCGAATAGGAATACCTTCATCATCCAAACTGTATTGTACAAACTTCATCAAGAATGATGTCTTGAGAGGGTTGCACGTACAAATGAGTTGGTGAGGAGCTTTTGATTTGGAACGTAGACGTGAGGCTAGGTACATCACCTGCAATTGTGTATGGTGTTGTGCCTCATCCACAAATATCATTGTGTATTGTCCACCGTCAAAGTTGTAAATTTCAGCGTCACGCCCCAACACTTTGAAATAGACAGTGGCTCCCGAAGGGAATACAGCTTGTAGTTGTTGTTCTTTGAAATATGCTCCATAATGACGGAACACACTTTTGGCCTCTTCCCACAAACCACCACCTTGTCTAAGCTGTGTAGAGCTTTGACGGACAAATACTGCCTTGTAATCTGGGTCATTTATCCAAGGTAGCACTTTAAAAAGAGCAAGGATAGTATTATGTGTAACAACATAGTTAGTGGTAAGGAACAGTTTATCTTCACCTGTAATAGCAATACAAGTAGCTTCGTCTTTGCCGACAAACTTGATATTGTCTACACGCAAACCATAGTGCGTATCCACACATAAGGTTTTCTTCACACCAGACGTAAAAAGATGTGAGAGATGTTTACCATAAACTTTTACAACGTTGGTATCAATCTCAACACAATATCCGCCAGATTGGAGCAAAGGTGTTATTTGCACAACCTTTTCTTTGTCACCCGTATACCACCATATACCACCTTCTTCCCTAGGGAACGCTTCTTTATCGAATAGTGTTTGAATGGTGTGCAACTCCTCTTGCCGAAGTATTGAGGCAGTTGGTAGATAGATAGGCTGATTACCAAGTAACCTATTTTTAATCGTTTTTGTTGTTTCTACAAATGACGCACCACCATCTCTACTCCATTGCCACAAATGCTCACCACAACAGTCTACAGTTCTGCCGTCTTGGAATGTGACACGATAAATGTCTACTACACCTTGAGGGTAAACACCCATTACTGTTTCAATTGTGTTTTTAGGTGTTACAACACTATCACCAACACGTATGTCTTCAATATTCACCCATCCTTTAGGTGTGAGCACCTTCTCACCGTGTCTCAGAGCTTTGCCACTACCCGCCGATTATCTTCATTATGGGTCGTTAATCCATAACCGCACATATAATATGTGCTGCTGCATATCCCTATACAGTTGAGACTATATCTTAACGCAATAAGCGTTCTCCCTGTTTCGAGTCACTTGACCCTACTCTACTCACTTCCACCTGTAAGGTGTGTTTTCGATAGTCGTTGCACGTTATGTTACATTGTAACATCTTCGCTCAGGATTGACCGTTCTGGTGTTTCCCTGAATTTAAGGAGTGTATTTTAACGTGGAGGCACAGGACTTACTACCACCACCGAAGATGATAAGTTTACTTTCATCTTTTAAAAACTTCTGTTGCACCTTAGAGCAAGGAGCATGTACAATTGGCTTATCATTATCAGACATAATGTCCTCCTTTGATAATAAATTCTCGTGTGAGCATCAGATATTCAGCCTCAGATACATCACACATTAAAATAATTTCTACATCATCTGTTGCGTCAGGCTTATCTAAAAGCCATCTCTCAAAGGACGTGTATAAATACTTTTCACCTCCCTTATCTAGAGAATATGTGGTAGAATACATTCTACATTCTCCTAGAAACTCCTTACAGGCTTCATCCCAAGCAGCT